CGAGGGTTTAAAAAATCGAACGTATATATCATTTCAACGTTCGTGTAAACTCACTACTTAAGTATAAGGCAAATACTTGGTTGCGAGACCTGGTACAAAACCTTCTCCGAGACCGTGTACGATCACGAGATGGTAATATAACGATGCTCCAAAGATGTTGTCAACCACTCCATAACGAGTAAGTAAGCCAACCCTAGGTGAGAAATCATTAGGTCCGATCGTACGTTGTACCATAATTGGTATGTACGGGCAGTAAATGATTCCTGTATCGTAAAACTCAGGTCCTTTATATCCAATAAGTGCGTACTCAGTGTTTCTCTCCCGAACTACTCCTTTGGAGTAATCGATTGAACCAGGTACAGCACCTTTTTGGACGTCACCAATATATTGTGCATCGGTACGAGTATCGCGGTATACGTTGAATCTACCTCCTAAGTTACCAACTCGGGCAACTCCAACAGGTTGTGTATTAACGTTACCTTGCATTTGCATCCACTGAAATTCAGGGAGCATTTCCAAAATAGCGCAAACACGAGGTGTTGCAACAATAAAGTTTGCAGCCCCTCTACGATTCCTAACAGCAATACGATTTGACTCGACGATCAACTTTGCATATAAGTCACGGTTACGCTCAGCCAACCACCGTGCATCTGCACTCTGTGGTGTCCAAGTACTATAACCTTGACCATGCCCAGCGTTTAAGCCAACTTGAACCATTCTCATGATCATTTCACGGTCGATTTCGGCCTGAATTTCATACGACATAGCGTTTGTTAATTCAGTATCGATATCAATACCATTCATGTTCTTAAGATCTTGTTCAAGTTCAACACTCCAACGAGCAGCAAGACGACGTGTACCAGCCTCAACAGCGGTTTTCTCAAAAGAGACAACCATCTGTGGGATTTGACTCGTCAGCTCGAACTCTGACAACAGCTTCGCGACACCTTGGTCGGCAGAAGCCATGTGAAACGCTGTGCTAGAGTCTGTTACCCCGTCATTAAGATGACCGCTGGGTAATGTTCCTCCACCAGAAAGCTCGGATGCACTTGTACCAGTAAATCTAGAATCTAGATTTTGATAACCTACCTCATTGCCGTGTGCGTTGTTGTCTCCGATTTGCGTGTTCGCAGCTAAAGAACCATCTAAACCTTTATCGTTGGTTGAACCAAGCGCGGTTTGATCGTATTTGTAGCGTAAAGCAAATGCTAATCCAACAGGACCACTCATGGGCTGAACTCCAACAATTTCATTGGTGATCAACTCAGGAAATGTACGACGAATCATGGGTATAAGTATCTTTGGTAGACGTGCGTCACCGGAAGCGTAATTATCACCGCTGCTGAAACCACCAGTAGGTTGATGAGATCCAAACACTCCGCCAGAAGCGGCTTGGTTGTTTTCATGCAAGCACCACTGCTCTTGATTCTCAAGCAATATTGCAGTATTTAAACGCTTATGATCATCTTCAATTGCACCGACATTATCAGAACTATAATCAAGTACCGGAGACCATTTCTCCAAAAGTACAGATGCTCTGTCTTTGTCAATATATGAATTTGATGCTCTAATAGAACTATCCATTGTTATTCATTTCTTGTTTACTCAGGTTATTTAACCTCATTACTTTATATCAATACTAATATTTGCCTAATTCAGACATATATGTATTAAAAAATCCTTTTTGTTTTGGTGCACCAGCATTGTCACTGGTTACAATATCAATATCTGAAGACTCTTCTAAGACCTCTTCAGTTTTAGTGTTAACTTGTTCTTGTACTAACTCTTTTGTCTGTTCAATTGTTGCTCGATCGACATTTGAACGAGATTGTTTAGCTTGCTTTTCAAATTCAATTAATCTCTCTTCTTCAGTTTTTTCTAAAAGTTTCAGAGTATAGTCAAAGTTTTCTGTTATAAATTCTGGTGTCTTTTCTGATAAGACTTTGAACAAGTAATCTCTTTTAACATCTGGTAAGTCTTTTGTCATCTGTTCTAATAACATTTTAGATTTAGCTTTAGTTAGCTCGCTCTGTAATGCTGTATTTTGTTCGACTAATTCTTGTGCAGTTGATGTACTCTCATCAATACGTTTCTTACCATCTAGAACTGCATCACGAATTGACTCAGTAACCATTGCTTGGTCAACTGCTAATGATTTTCTCATCTCACCTAATGTTCTAGATGCATGAGTATTTTTCATAGCTTGTTCTATATGACTGGTTGGTATCGCTTCTTCTAAGTATACATCTAAATAATTACTAACTCGGTCAACAAGACCATCTTTAAATTCTGTTGCTTCATTGTTGAGTACTTTATTATATTTCGAAGCGACATCTTTTAGCTTTTGAGTGTGGTTAGCTGTGATTGACTCAACAATACGTTCTAATTTCTT